GATGGTTGTGATTCTCTTGGTACGAAATGGAATGGTAAATGGCTGAGTGATTATTTTGTCGCTTCATCTTGTTCTTTCTATCCAGCGCATCACATCACAACAATGGAAGGAGGAATGGTGAGTTCTAACCTTCCAGGGTTTAACAAGCTTGCTCGTAGCTTCGCTTGGTGGGGGCGCGATTGTTACTGCGTTGGAGAATGTAATTTACTGAGGAATGGAACATGCGGTAATCGTTTTGATAAATGGCTCGATGGTTACGATTCCATTGTTGATCATAAATACGTGTTTAGCACGATTGGTTACAACTTAAAGCCATTAGATTTGCAGGGTGCTGTTGGATTGGTTCAACTTGAAAAGTTTGACGAAGTGCATTCAAAACGTCGTGCAAATTATAAATTCATCGCAAGTCTTTTTGAAGATTATTATTTCTCCATTAAGGTGCCAAGAGAAAGTGCTAAGGCTGAAGTTAGTTGGTTTGGAGTTCCGCTCGTTTTTGACAACAAGGAATTAAAGCATGAGCTTCAACAATATTTAGAAGACAATGGAATTCAGACACGAAACTATTTCGCTGGTAATCTTCTTTTGCATCCTGGATACAAACATCTTGGTGAGGCTAAGGAATTTGAAAATGCCTATCAGGTGTTGGATAAGGTATTTTTTGTTGGGTGTCATCCAGGATTAACTGAAGAGCACTTGAGTCACATCGAAGAAACTGTGAATAACTTCATGAGTCAAAAGACTGTTCTTGCTGACGGGTACTCCGTAACAGTGGCTTCCTGATAGGATTATTTAAACAGCTAGAAAAAAATGGAACATATCAATGCCATGGAAGAGGAAATGGGAATTGGTGTGATGCAATCTTTGGCGATCCTGTCATCGCATGAGCATCGTTCCACTTCAAATTGGAAGCTTGTCGAAGAACAGCGTTTTAAGAACGGACGCCTTGACGAAACACATGTTTATGTTGAGAGCTTTTACGAGAAGCCTGATGAGGATTTCGAGCCTGTCAAGATGTTAATTTTTGAAGCTGAAGCTATTGCGAAAGCTTATGTCATTGAAGACTTGGAAGATCAGTTGAGCGAAGGCGAATCAGCAGAAGGTCAAAGTAAAGATTGAGCGGAATTGACAACAAAGCTTGGATAGCCTCCCAGCCAAAGAATACTCACGTTGAATAATCCGCTCATTACGCGAATTTGAAGAAAATCGGGTTGAATTTCGCCTTTTTCTAGTCTTGATATTGTGCTTTGACTGCAGTGAAGATTATCTGCGACTTCTTTTTGCGACAATCCGGCATTAAGACGCGCTAGTTTAATACGAGAAGCAATAATCAGCTTCGCTTCGCTGTAGGACAACTTTAAGACATCAATCTTACTGGCTAAAAGTTTCATTTATGCGCTATTGCATAACTCCTTGCATTCTAGTGCTTTCTATCCTTTATTGTTAAGTCATGGGCGACACATGTTTTCGCTACGATGTAGCGCCAATTGAAAAGTACGAGACCACTCCTGAAGGTTATCTTCGGGCTTGGGCTACAATCGCTCGCACTGGCGTGCAAACGTACACCGATGCGGACGGTTCAATTAGGCGTGAGTATCGACCGGAAGCAGAAGTGGCGTCCCCTGAGAGCCTGACATCCTTCGGGGGTAAGGCCATCACTTTTGAGGATCCACCAATTTTATTGGACGCGCAAAATACTAAAAATTATCAAATCGGATTCACTGGTACTGACATTATTTATGACAACGGCTTTGTTCGTGCAGTCATGACCATTACAGACCAAGAAGCGATTGATCGTATTATGCGAGGTGATGCTAAAGAAGTGAGCGCAGGTTATAGGGTTGAATTTGATCCTACACCTGGTGTTACTGAAAACGGTGAAAACTACGATGGAATTCAAAAATCCATTAGTGGTAATCATGTCGCCGTTGTTCGTAGAGGCCGCGCAGGCCCTCAGGTGAAGCTTCATCTAGATCGTCTAGATGCTGCCGATCCCTCCTTAATTCCACAATATGAGGAACCATCTATGACCGCCAAGGTTATGTTCGATGGCGCTGAGTTTGAGGTGAGCGAGAGCGTAGCTCTGGCGATCACTAAAGAACGCGAAGACGCCAAAATGTCGTATGACATGATGAAGAAAAAGTATGACGAAATGATGGCTAAAGCTTCCGAACTTAAGGAAGACATGATGGCCATGGAAAAAGAAATGAAGGGCAAAGCTGATTCTGCCGAAGGTCGCGCTGATGCGCTTTCTGAAGAAATTGAAAGCCTGAAAGTTGAACTGGACGCAGCTCGCGAGATCAACCTCGACTCCCTGGTAGAAGAGCGTGTTGCCCTGATTGACAAAGCTCGTGTCAATCTTGATAGCGACTTTGATTTCTCTGGCAAGTCTGCTCGTGAAATCATGGAAAGCGTTGTCAAGACTGTTCGTGGTGACGTGGATCTTTCAGAGAAATCTGATGATTATGTCACTGCAATGTTTGACACTCTTTCTGAAGTTGCTAAGCGCAACGACTCCCCTGAAACGGAAGAACTTCGTAAAGCCGTTTCTACCATTGCTAATCCCGTTGCAGGTTCTTCCTACTGGGAAAATCTGACCAGCGCATGGAAAGCACCCCTCGCCACTTCTAAGGAGGCTCGCTGATTATGGCCGTTACTTTCTCCGCTTCCGGCACTGCTACTGCCGGTGGCGTTCAGTCCACCTATGAACTCGCTCAACAGGCTCTCCTGGAAGGTCAACTGAGCGACATTCGTGACAACACCATTTCCACTCAAATTGCTGAAGCCGGTGCAACTGCTTTCGGTAATGTTGTGGTTTACAACTCTGGTGGTAGTGTTGCGAATTCTGCTAAGACTATTGCTGCTAGCGGCGACACTGTTCTTGGCGTGAACGTACTCACTTATGTTGATGAGCAAGCTACTGATTCCGACAGTCGTCCTGCTGTTGCTAGCGGGATGGTGATGAATGTGGTTAATGAAGGTGCCGTTGCCGTTTATGTGACTGGTGCTGTTAATCCTTCTTCTCCTGTTCGTGTTCTGCATACTGCTAGCGGAACTGGTAAAGCCGGTCAATTCTCTCATGCTTTTGCTTCTGGCAAGACTTCACGTCTTTCCAATGCTCGCTTCCTGACCAGCACCACTTCTTCTGGAGTTGCAATTCTGGAGCTGAATGGCCCCAGCTTCACTCTTTCCGCTGATTCTTGATAGGAGGCTCCAATGACTTTTGAACGCTTTGATGCTGAAGCTGGACTGTTTTTAAGCCGTCAGCTTGAGTTTATTCGTCCTCAAATTTTCGAGACGAAGTATGCGGATATTAAGTATCCCACCATTCTGCCAGTCACTTCTGAAGCTGGTCCCGGCGCACAAACTTACACTTATCGCGTGATGAATGCGACTGGTGAGTTCAAGCTTATTGCTGATGCTGCCGATGACCTGCCTCGCGCTGACGTGACGCAAGTCGAAAAGACCATCAACATTCGTTCTATTGGCGGTTCTTTCGGCTATACGGTTCAGGAACTGCGTGCTGCTCAAATGGCTGACATTGCTCTTGAGCAACGTCGTGCCGCTGCCGTGCGTCGTGCTTATGAGGAGAAAGTGGAATCCATCGCAATGTTCGGTGATTCTTCTGCCAGCTTGACCGGCTTCTTCAACAACTCCACTGTTGATGTTTATGCTGCTGATAAGTGGTTCTCTGATAGTGGCACCACTGCTCAGGAAATGCTGGAACTGCTGAACTATGGCGTCAGTGCCATTGTGAATGCTTCCAAGATGGTTGAGCAGCCCGACACGATCCTTATGCCTTATGAGGATTACAACACTGTTTCCACCACTCGCAACTCCGATTCTTCGGACGTGACTGTGCTGGAATACTTCCTGCGGACCAATCCTTACATCCGCAATGTTGAGCCTATCAATCAGCTTGATGCGGACAACAGCACGTCACTGAACACCAATCGTATGGTGATTTATAAGCGTGATCCTGAGAAACTGCAACTGCACATTCCTCAGCCTCTGGAACTGTTCCCTCCTCAGCAACGTGGTCTGGAATTCATTGTTCCTGCTCATGCTCGTGTGGGTGGCGTGTCCATCTACTATCCGAAGAGTGTGATCTACGTTCAAGCTAATTCCTGATAAGGAACGGGGCGTTAAGATAGTGTCAGTTCTAAATTGAACAAAACATGTTAATTGCTTATCGCCCCGAACTTGAGAACCCTCCTCGCGAAGGTGGATTTGGCGTCATCACTGAAACTGGTGTTATCCAACTTACTCCTGGCGTTAACCATGATGTACCTGATACTAAGTGGGAAGTTGCCAGGAAAAACCCAACAGTGAAACGCTTGATGTCGATTGGTGCAATTGAAGAGCTGAAAGCAGAGATTAAAGAAGGCCAGGTTCCTGATAGTGTCAAGACCCTTTCTAGCTTTCCTCTTGTTGAAGCTCTTCGTTGCATTGATCTTATTCACGATGAAGAAAAGCTTGATGAATGGAGAAAAATTGAAGGTCGTGTGCGCGTTCGTAACGCAATTCAACGTCGCAAAGAAGCAATTCGCACTGGAAATGCTTGATCATGGCAGTCACTTATTCTTCATTTCTTGAACGCTTTCCTGAATTCACCCCTCATCCATCGGGGATCGTGAATGGAGCGATTGAGGAGGCGACTGAAGATGCATCTTCTAGTTTGTTTGGAGATCAAACAGATAGAGCAGTGAAACATCTTGCTGCTCATATTATCGCTGTTCAACTTGCACAAATGGGTATTCAAATTGAAGCAACTGAAGGCAAGGTTTATGGCGAAGGATTAGATGCCACTCTTTACGGTCAAGAATACAAGCGACTTCTTAACACCATCCCTTCATCTTCTGTTGGATTTGTTGTATGACAAATAACTTGCGGCCACTAGCAAATGCCACTTTGGTATGGCAAGTGGCCTCTGGTTATATTGTTGACTCAGGAACTGGTAATTATGTTCCAGTTTCTAGTGGCACTACTTATTATGCCACATTAAAACAAAAACGTAATCCACAGTACGATCACCTTCTCGGCGCTGATAACACCGCTGTTTATATGGAAGGTAAATTGACAAATCCGTTGTCATTTGCGTCTGGAATCACCCCAGGCTCTAGTGCATCGGCAACAATCAATGGAAGGGAAGGAAGGTTTGAGTTGCTACCAAACGAACAAATTGCTGAAGAATATTGGCAATTTCTTGGAACACCAATCAGGGGAATTTTCAGACTGGTTGGTAAAGGGAGCGTCTTGAACGCTTGAAACCACTTCTTTCTCCATTGAGGACAAATGACTCTCTATCATCCCACTGAACTGGTTAAGAGCCAAGACGTTATTGTGCGTGTTGGCTCAATTGGCGGCACTGCACGCCCTACGATCACCCAAAGCGGCGCTACGTTCACTGTTAGCGGCGCACCTACTCTTTATACCCTTCAGGCCGCTACAACGGCTTCTGTGGCCTTTAACGACGGCAATCAGGAGTTCTACTTGCTTGGTGGCGGTGGCTTTACTGATAGCGTGATCGTCACTTCTGCTGCAACTGCCTCGATTACGTCTTACTTCCAAAAGGATGTTGACGGCTCTGTGTTCCTGCCGAATAGCTTTGACGAAGCATTCCAAGTAGTTGCTTCTTCTCGCTATGACAAGAACCATGAAGTGTATGTTGAAATCAACAAGCAACTTGGTTCTTCTGGCACCACTTATTACTATGACCGCGTTGCATTTAGCGCTTGCGTAATGAACTACAACGAGAGCTATCCCGCTGATAATCTTGTTGAAGTTACATTTGATCTGCAAAGCCGTGGTCGTATCGGCATTCATCAAAATGCTGAAGAGACTGGTAGCATCATCCCGACTGCTCCTAACTGATTTTCTTCCATTGATCTTTGCTAGGCTCCTCTATATGGGGAGCTTTTTTATTTATGAACATAACGCAAATTAGGGATTCAATTGTCACTCTTTTAAGTGATAGTCCGAATCTAATTGGCAAATATATTTTCCCTGACGCAACGGAAGTACCTGCGGTTTATGTGGTGGGGCAAAAAAGCGTACCAAATGAATGGCAAGTGAAAGGACTGGAAGTTACGATTCGCCAATATCCAGAAGTGTTACCAGAAGCAGGTGTTGGTATTGCCACTGTATTGCAACAATGGGAAACAATATTGGTTCAATACAATCCTGATGGGAAAGAAATCGCTGATGCAATGGATCGAATGGCAAGACGATTTCCTGATGCAACATTTCGTTATACGCCCGGAGATGATGTGGGCTATGAGCGCTGCAGAATCATTATTCCTGACATGACAATTCGTCGTCTTTATGCTGAACCGTAATGGCCATTACTGCAACAATTATTGGCATAGAGCTTATTGAAAAAGCTTTAATGGATGGGTTTGAACAATGGGCAAAAGAAGACATTAATGAAGCTCACTGGGACGATCAATTTAAAGAAGATAAATGGAAATGGGATAAAGCAACTGAGAGAGAAAATGGTGAAGTGGTGTTTAGTCCTCGTGACATTTACGATCTTGGTAATTTATACAAAGCAGGAGTGAATAGTCTTGACATTCAACGCAGCTCAAATGGTATTATCGCGGAATGGGATTGGAGTGAAGCAAGAAACAGTTCAGGCGATTCGTATGCATGGTATGTTCATGAAGGTACTAGCAGACATCCAGGGAGGCCATTTACCGATGACATTTCCATTCCATCGTCTTTCTTTAGGAAGGCCCCCGGAAAGGCGCTTAAGCTACGCGTTGGTCGACACTTGGAACGCTTAAATGCAAGTTGATTATTTATGGAGTGAGGATAACCGTCTTCACGCGATAAATTGCAAGATCAAGGGCACAGGCTTAGAAGTTGGAATCGTTTGCGCTATTTCTTTTAGCGGAACTACGGTTAGA